ACAACTTAAAGAAATCTTACATAATTACTTTAGTAATGAATAGTAAGAAGTCTATGATGAATTACTCCAGTAAGGGAAAGTCTTCTGTCTTATAAAAAGACAGAAGACTTTCTCTTACAAGAGCAATTCATTACAGACAAAAACAACTTAAAGACAAATTAAGTAACTTAGTTTGTCTTTAAGTTGTTTTTGTCACATTTTAAATCTTCAAGGGTGTAAAATAAATATATGTTTTATTATCTAAATTATTTTTTATATCATATCTTAGTGCCATATATATACATACATAAATTTATTTTTAACTAATTATATAAAATCGGTATTTCGGCGAAGCACAGTAAATGTTATAACGAAGTAAAAAAAGGTGTAATATTATTGCTCGCTATTCAAGAAATAATATACATCATAAATATATTTATAATGTATAAAGTAATAAAAAAATATAATTGCGTTTTATTGTATGGATAAAGAATTTTCAATAAATAATTGCCCATCCATAATAGTATATCGTAAATATAAAAATAAAAATGAAATAAAATTTTGGCTTAAAGAGTCTTTAAATTGTTTTATAATATATATTATTTTTTGGCTTAAAGAGTCTTTAAATTGTTTTATAATATATATTATTTTTTGGCTTAAAGAGTCTTTAAATTGTTTTATAATATATATTATTTATTCTTTACTATATTATCATTTTTATTGTATCTATCATTCTCTTTCTCATATTATAATTCAAACAATACATTAATAATGATGACGGCAATTCATTTACATACTTTATAACTACTGTATTTGTCACAAATAATTTATTTGGTCTTAGATCTTTCAAATATTTCTCATGAATTTTAAACATATGTGTTCTATATTGATCTGAAAATTCTTTCAATGGTTTCTCCTTTTTAACATAACACGAAATATAATTTTTATGAAGAGTATTAGTAAACATATGAACTTGATCTCTAAATTTTGACATTTGATCTTTTGTTTCTGGATAATATTTTAAAAATTCAGCTATTTTTCCTGAACGTCTCAAAGTCAAATATTGATATTGTAATTTTGCTTGATTTCCTCTTAATTGACGCACTTCTTCATAATTTGGATTTCTTATTTTTGTTCTATCACCTGTATCCTTATTCTTTATTATAACACCTACTATATTATATGGAGTATTTGCTGAAGCATATTTTTCTATTAATTCACTATAATTTTTAAATTCATACATCTCTGGAAATTTTATTTTTGTAATATTCCACATTCCACCATATTTTACTATATTCATATCTTGCTCTAAAATTACTATATCAATCTCTGTTTGTTTTATCTCATAAACAGCTACTAAATATAATTGCGCATTTATAAAAGGAACTACTATTCTATTTCTTGGATGCTGTAAAACAAAACTATAACAATAACTCGGATTCAATGTAAAAATATTTAAACCATTTTGAATACATGCATCAGCAAACATTGAAGCAAATGTGTTGCTAGAATCATCATTTGATTGCTTAAAAAATGAAACCTCAGCACCAACTGTATTTCGTGTAGCAATCTGCCAACATCCATTTAATCCATTATATGGATCAAAAAAAACATTAATCATAGTTCCTTCTACAAATTCTTCAGCAATTATATTATCATTTTTAACTGGATATTTCATTATAAAATTATCAGCACAAATTGATTTAGGAGGAGCAAATGAAACAACTTTAGAACCAGATAATACTAAAGAACGTAATAAACCATAACTAGAAATCAAATTTGCCGTTAGTAAATCTTTTGAATACCTTACAATATTATATTTTTCATTTAATTTAGTAGAATATTCTTTTATAGAGTAATATTTTTCATTAATAACATTATATTTACCACTATTTATTAACTCTAAAAATCCTTGAATATTTGACAATTTATATTCTACCTTATGATATGATGCCATAAATTATTATATTATTTATCTTTAATATTATTTATTAAACATTTACTATGCTTTCCATAGAAATTATAATATAAAAATAATTTATTAATTTATATTATGAATCATATATGTTTATTATTTTTAACATATTCAAATATTATTCATATTAATGAATTTTCTAATTTATTTGAAAATTGTAATGTTTATATACATCCCAAGTATCCTGAAAAAATAAATGAAAGTTTAAAAAAATACATTATTCCTAATTTAGTAGAAACAAAATGGAATGATAAAAGTATTGTTATTGCTACATTAGAACTATTAAAAGTAGCCTATAATAATGAAAATAATAATTGGTTTATTTTATGTTCCGAAGATATTTATCCATTAGTTGATTATTCCAATTTGAATAACTATTTAAATGATCAAAAAAGATCTATTTTTGATGTTTTTCCTGATGGAATATCAATTAACAAAACATCTCAATTCTGGGCTTTAAAAAGAGATGATGTTGCTATGATTTTATCCAATGAAAATAAATGGAATCCTTTAATGGAAAAATTACCTCTAAAAAAAGGGGCTATGGATGAACTATTTTTTTTAAATCTTTTAAAACAATTAAATACATCATATCAATTTACTAATTCTAAATTTTGTTATGTAAAATGGTTTGAAAATGTTGTATCTAAACATCCAACTAAATTTAATTGTTTATTGGATATTGATAAAACAACAATTGAAACAAATCATTCATGTTTTATTAGAAAAACTTATCCAAGTTTTAAAAATACCATTTGTAAAAAAACAAATTTAACTATTTTAATTACATATGGCAGTGAAAGTATTAAAGATTTTGGAGAATTTATTAATGATTTTAAAGTAAATTCTAATATATTCATTTTATCATTAGTAGATGATATTTCATCCAAAGAACTAACAAATATATGTGATCAAACATTTTTTACAGTATGGAATGATGTAGACAACGCAATAAATATAATAAAAAAACAATTTACTGGAAATTTAATAGTTACTACTGAAAAATTTAATTTAAATGATTTGAAAAAATTATTATTGGAAAACAAATTAACCGATGATAAAGATAATGCTTATACTATTAATTTTGATATTAATGATTTAGATTTTTTAAGTTCAGATTCTATACCATCCGTAGATGTTAACCAAAAAGAAGAAGAAGACAATTCTAAAGGAGAAATATTATTGAAGCTTGGTGATATTATTTTAATTACAGACCCAACCAATGAAATACTAAATAATAATGTATTTTTTATTGAGTATATTGACCCTAAAAAAATTAAATTGATTAATTCTGAAACATTTGAAAAAATTGTTTTATCTATTTCATCCAATGGTATAATAGGAGATGGTTCAATAACATCAATAAAAATTATTAGTAGTAATCCAGAAAAAGGTTATGCTAGACAAAATGATTTATTACCAGGAACTTGGGTAAATATTTATTTTGGAGGTGAAATACCTGTTGTAATAACAGGTGAAATTACAAATCTAGAAGAAGATATGATAGAAGTTAAAACAACTGATGGAGATGTATTATATTTTAATTTTAATTATCAAGGTATACCAGAAGAATATCCTATTGAAACGTTTGAAATAAGACCCGCAATAAAAAAAGATGAAACTGTTTTAGAGCAAGAATTGGATAAAGAATTGGATCAAGATTATGAAGAAGTTACAAAAAATGTTTTGAAAGAAAAAGTTCAACGATTATTTTTTGATATGAATGATATTGAATTTGGTGATATAGTAAAAGTTGAAGAATATGTAAATATTGATAAAGAAAAATATAGATATAATATTGAATCTCAATCTAATGATTTATTAGAAGAATTAATTTCAGGCATTCCAAATTCTCAACGAACTAACAATGTATTAAATAATATTCATATAATGATTACTCGTTTTCTTCAATTACGTCAAATATCATCTAAATTTGATTTAAATAATAACATAGAAGGAATAATTAAAAAAAGTTCTGATGATAGACCATTAGCAGAATATTTATCTGAATTCAAGAATAATTTATATTGGATTATGATGGTTGCTAAAAATGTAAAAAAAATTTATCCTGATACACCAAAACCAGAATATAGAAGATATGATGATTATGAAACTATTAATCAAAATGAAAATCTATTAGAATTACAATCATTATTTAAAAATTATAGAGCAAATCAAAGTGTAGAAGGTCAAAATAAGTATTCAAATTTATATTATTCAATTGATCCTTATATGACTCCATTTTATTCAATAAATGCGGGATCCACAGAAGATGTATTTGTTAGTTCTAATGGCATAATAATAGAGGGAGATGTTAATTCAAATATAAACGCAATTGTAGATAATCTAGGTGACTTATATTCAACAGTTGTTTCAAATTCAGAAATAAAAAATAGAAAATTTGTTATTCAAAGATATAATCTAGGTCAAGAAAGATTAGAAGCAACAAATTTAAAAGGTCAAAAGATGATAGCCCATCGTATTCTTTTAACAAATAATGATCCAATATCAATAAATTCTATTATTACACTTCCAGAACCAACAGTCAGATTTTCACAAATAAATTTACCAGGAACAAATTTGTTAGTTAAAGCAAATTTAAATCTTCATTTTTTGAATTATTGGCAATTACTAAAACAAAAAACTAACTTAACTCAAGTAATAATAGATGGTTTAGATAATGATATAGAATATGATGAGCAAAATTTTGTTGATAATATTAAACAATATTTGTTAGATTTATCAGAATATGAGAAACCAAAAGAACTAACAAAATTGGATATATATAAAATATTTTTGCGCACTATTATACCAAAAATACGTGTATTATTTTCTCTTGTAAAAAAATATATAAAAGGACGTTTATCATTAGTAGATATAGTTAATTATCTAGAACCATTTTTGATTTACCCTATTGATTTAACATATAAACAATATAATGAAATAAATTATTTTATTATTGATAAAATAAAAGAATATAATAGAATATATAAAGAATATAATATAGCATTTTCAAGTATAAAATATATAAAATTAAAAAATAAAAGAGGTTATCAAGATAATAATAGTAATTATGTTTATTCAAATGAATTATTTAATTTATTAGATAATGGTTCTGATTATGAACTTAAAATTAAAATATTTAATGATTATGGTTTTGATGATCCAGGTAAAATAACTTGTTCTGGTTCTGAATTTTTAAAGAAAATAATTGTTTCTGATTATGGTAATTTATATAATACTGCTGTTGCTTTAACAAATATTCAATTAATGTATCCAACAGAATTATCATCAGTTTTTGAAGCTGATAAAGATAAATTAAAAGTTATTATGGAAAAAGATAAGGAAAATGATAAATGTTCTACATATATTATAGCTAAAAAATATTATTCTAAGGATAAAATGATGGAAGATAATGATAAACCAATATATTTTGATAGAGAATTTGATACAACCAATTATAATATAATTGAAGAAAAGTATAAGAAACAAAGAGATCAACTATCAAATGAAGATTTTCAATTATTTTTAACAGAAGAATTAAAAACAAATTCAAAAATGGATGAACCAACAGCAGAATACATGGTTGAAACATTAATGAATCAAGCAAAAAAAGTAAGAGAAGGTGATTATGCTCTACTAGTAAATACAGTTGGAGAAGAATTTCCAGATACAATGGAATATTATATAAGAAACAATGATATATGGGTGTTAGATAAAAATGTAGATTCAAGTATGTTTATAAAAGATGATGATGTTTTATGTAATATTGAGTATAAATGTATATATAATTCTTTAAATAAGAATGAAGATAAATGTGAATCAATAGATGTAAACAAAGATACATTAGTAAATAATGCTTTGAAAGAAATATTAAATCAATTTGATAAAAATTATAATATTTCAAAAGATGAATTGAATTCACGTATAAGAAATCAATTAGACTATTTTACAAAGACATTTGATAAACTTCAACAAATAAAAAGAAAACAGTTTTTTAAATACAATAACCAACAATATGAGATGGGTTTGAAAATAGAAGATGAAATAAAAAATAAAGTAATTTCGCCTTATGTAAAGTTAAGAGATTTAATAATGGGTCAAAATGATTTTATAAAAAGACAAACAGATATAATTCAATTTGTTACATTATATTGTCGTGAAGGTGATCCAAATATTCCAAATATACATGATGGTGAAATGGAAAATGAATGGTGGTTGTATTGTAAAGAAACAGATACAAAATTATTACCAAAGTTTGTTTATATATTAGCAAATACATTTATAACTAAGAATAGTGAATATGATAATGTATTAAATGAATTAAAAAGACAAATAGGAAAACGTTCAGATGATGGTGATGCTTGGGTAGATGAACATAGTGGTGAAGTGATATGTTATATTGATTTTGATGTTTCTGAGGGATACAAAGACGGTTTTGTAGATAAAAGTAGAGCTATCTTAGAAAAAGATATGATTGTAGAGTTACCAAGTAATAAAAAAGATAAACGTATGAGTCCAGAAGGTGAATTAGTATCTAATATAGTTAGCACTTTATCAACAAATATGGGAATAGATATAGAACAATCACGTGATTTTATAGTAAAAGTTGTAACTGAGATGATGAATGATGTAAGAATAATAGAAAAGGAGAGCGCATATAGAAAGAGAGAAGAAGAAGCAGCAAAAAAAGGTAAGAAGTTACCAAGCTATATAACATTATATAGTTCAACGATTTTATATTTAACATTAGGTATGTATTTAATAGCAGTTCAAACAAGTATGCCTTCAATAAAAACTAGGAAAACAGCTCCAGGATGTGTGCGTTCATTTTCAGGATTTCCATTTGAAGGTGAAGGAGACGATAGTGGTTTAAATTATGTAGCATGTGTAGCATTGAAAAGTCGTGATATGTCAACAGTTCCTTGGAATATCTTACCAAAAAGTGAAGAAAAAATAGCAAATACATTAAAATCATTTATAATAAGATATCTGTTACCAAGTTCTGAAGTAGAGCAAATTATTAAAGAAAAAACAGAATATTTATTGAATAATCCAGAACAAGATATTCCAGCTGAATATGATTTAATAAGATGGACAAATTTCTTACCTCCATTGAGAAAATTTCATGTTAAACATTTAGATAATATAAGTTCGGGTTTTATTGATGAATTACAGAATGAATTAAATAGTGGTGATCATAGACAATTAGAAAAATTGTTAGTAATAGAATCAAAAATAATTGCTTTTTCCTTAGCAATTCAAGAAGCAATACAAAAACTAGTTGAGAAGAAAGATCTGTTATTAAAATCATCAGGTTATCCATTTATGGATAATGCTTGTTGTAATGAAGAAGGTAATAAGACAATGACATCATTACAATATTTTATAAATGAAGACCAAAATATAGAAAATTATAATAATATAGTAGCTAGTTTAAGTTCAATAATTAATGATATTAAGATTTTAACACAAAGCGCAATTATGCTCTCAGAAGTAAATACAAAAAGAATAAATCCAGAAATATCAAATGAATTTAGTGAGGAAACAATTTATAATGCTTTTATATCATTTTGTAAGTTTCAATCATCCATTCCTTTATCAGAAGACTTGGCAGCAATATGTGTAGATAAGCCAGATTATTTAAAGAAAATGGATTCAATACAAGAAAAAATATCAAAATTGAAAAGAGATGGTAGAAATTATACAAAAGAACAATTCTTAAGATTATTTCAAGTAGTAAGTAGAAATAATATAATAAGAATGTATTTGAATAATAATGATAATAGAGATTATGTGGATAATTTGAGAAAAATATTAGATAATTTAGATGAGGAAAATAATGAAAATGTTCCAAAAGCATTGACACAAAAATTAGAAAAAATAGTAGATATATATGATGTTTCATTAACAGAAGATACGAAAGAAATGAGATCATTAAAAGATTATTTAGGTTTATCAAATAACAAAATGAAGAAAGATATATTAGATTTTATAAAAACAAAAGCAAAGGTTTCTGGAGGAGAATTAAAAAACATAACAAATTTTTTGAATGAATTAACATTATGGAGATTTGATGAGAATAAAAGAAATGAAAACATCAAGATATCGGATGATGGATTATATAATTATGTAAATTTTTTGAAAAATTTTATTTCGTTATTTTCAGTTATTTTCCCTTCAATGATAATAAATCAAAAGTTACAGTCAATTGATCCTCCAAAATATTGGGGTCTTTCAAAAATTCATGAAAATGAGGTAAAAGAAATGATAACAAATTTTTACAGTCCAATAGAAAAATTTTATGGTAATAATACAATAAATAATGTATTATTTGAAATAAAGAATAAATGTAGAGGTATTTATTTATTATCAAAAAATACTCCAGTTTTAACAAATATAAAAATAGGAGAAAAAGAATTGTATTCATCATTTGACAAAAGAATAGTTACACAATTATATAAATATTATTTTTTAAGTATTTTAACTGAATACATAAATTTGACTACAGACCCATCTATGGTTACAAGAATGTTAGAAAATAAAGAAAAAGATACAGAATCAGATTTATTTAGTGCGGATTTTTTAATAGAACAACAATTGCGTTTTTCAGAGACAGAACAAGAATTTATAGAAGGTGATGTAATAAAATTAAAGCAGGATGTAGGAAAATTGTTAGTTAGTTATTTAAAAATAATGATAAGATCTAAGAATACAATAAATGTTTCATATCAAGATGTGGAAGATAGAGTATTTAAATTAAAAGAAGCTGAAAAATATACATTTACAGATAGATTAAAAGATATGACAGAAGAAAAAAGAGCAGTAGATACAATTTTAAAGCATAATAAGTTAGGTCCATTATATAGTTTAGGATTATCAAAAGGAATAAAAGAATATGATCCAGATAATTTTGATCATGATAAGAAAGTTGCTGAAAAAGTTGCTGAAATAATAAAAAAAAGACAAAGAACTGGTGAAAGAGAAATGGATGGTGATTTAGATATAGATGATGCTATAGATGAAATGAATTTAGAAAATGAAATAGAAATGGATATAGCTGAAGATATGAATCAAACAGATGATTATAATGATGGAGATCCATGGGGTGAAGAATTAGGTGAAGAAATAGATTATGATTAAAAAATAAATAAAAAAAATAAAAATTTGTTAGAATAATAAGTATAAGTATAAAAAAAGTATATATATTATAAAAAAAAGTAATAATAATATATATGTTAAGAACATTTACAAGAAATAATACAACTTTAGTATCAATATTAATATTTTTAGTAATTTTTGGAATAATACAAATGTTAAAACCAGCGTTTTTATATAATAATGATGGTTCATTAAGAGAGTTTGGTGTAGGTTATAAAAATAAAACAATAGTTCCGTTATGGTTATTTTCAATAATTTTAGGAATATTGTCTTATGTATTTGTATTATATTATTTAGTTTATCCAAGGTTTATATAAAAATGTAATATAATTATATAGCATAGACGAGACAAGTATAAAATCTTTACAAAAACGTAATCATTGTTATAGTCAAAGAGGAAAACGTTGTGCAATAAAAACACAATCGCAAGATGTATTCAAGAAATATACTGGGTTATTTGCTATTTCAGTAAATGGTGTAGAAGGATGGGATTTATATGAAAAAGGTGGTATAAATACTGAACGATTAATTGAATTTTTAGAGAAGTTTATTAAAGAAAAATACAAAAATATAATTATTATTTTAGATAATGCTCCGCACATAAAAATGATACTATACGTGAATTAGTAAATAAACATAACAAATTGTTATATAGTGTGCCATATAAACATTTTAGCAAGCAATTGAAAATTATTTTAGTATGTTAAAATCAAAATTACAAAAATTTAGCGGATTGAAATATGCGAATTTAAGAGAAAACATAACAAAAGCAATACAAATAATACCGAAAGAATATAATAAGAACATCATAAAAGGTGCTTATAATAGGAAAGAAAAATATATTGGAAATAATAAAACTCGTAAAAATCCAAAGAAAATGTATCTATAATGGGCGTTTTCACAAGTTATGAAATGTGCAAAGGTGTAAAAGAAAATAAGGAAGAAAATTTGGAAGTAATAAATTGGATAAAAAGTAAAATAATAAATAAACCGATAAAATTGTCAAAAAATCCAATAAGAAGAAGATTATAAACTAACAAAAGACAAATATATGTTTATTTTAGGCGATTATTTTTTGCGTTTATTTCGCAAAGTTTTTTTCTTATACCTTGGGGTCAATCTATTATTAAATTTGCTACGTTTTCTTACACGCTTCTTTCTTTTTGTTTTTCCACCCTTTCGTGTTATCAATTGTATACCTTTCTCTTCATTCGCCATTTCTTCTTCTATGGATGGATCTTGTATTTTATCTACTTTCTTTTCCCTATTTATCATTTCAATTAATAAATTATTATTATATTGTTCTCTTATTTTTGAAATAATATTATTAAAATCACTCTTATCATATGCTATATTTTTATTATCCGCTTGATATAAATTAACTTGATAAGATATTAAACTTGGGTTTTTATTTAGATAATTTTTTATATCGTTTAATTGTGGATCGTTTTTTATTCTTTCTATTATTTTTGGATCTACTTTGTAACTTGTAAATGCTAAAACATCTGGATTTGACTCCATTATATATTATATATAATTATAATATTTAATTTTTTACATTCATATTTTTACATTCATATTTTTACATTCATATTTTTACATTCATATTTTTACATTCATATTTTTTACATTCATATTTTTTACATTCATATTTTTTACATTCATATTTTTTACCTTCATATTTTTTACATTCATATTTTTACCTTCATATTTTTACATAATGTTTTTTTATTTTTTGATTTTGTAAGTTTATATGTTTTTTTAAGTTTATATGATTTTTTATACTTTTTGTTAGTATTTCTTCTCTTTTTCTTTGTTTTACCTGCTATTTGTTTTGCTTCTGGCAATTTTTCCTCTTCATTTATTTGTTCATCTTGCGAAATTATTCTTGCCTCACTTAGTTTTGAATCTAAATAAACTGGTTGTTGACCTCTAATTGGTCCTACAAATGGCTCTGAATGAACTGGAAAGGGTTCAGCTATTGCTGGTGTAGGTCTAATAAGCATTTCAACTCCTGTATTAATATCATCATTTATTTCTTCTGTTATATCTGGATTCTCTATACGATTTGAAATATCTGAACGATAACTTATTTCTGTATTAATTAAATCTTTGATTAAATTTACTATATATGATCTTGCTACAAAATCTGGTATTGGTTCATATATATTTATACTCTCTGGTTGTTGTTGTTCTGGCAACACTTCACTATAATAAAATGTTACTGCTGCTGGAATTAATCTTGGATTATTATCTAAAGCAAAACGATAATCTCTTAATCTTGAATCATTTTTTAAATCCATAAACATTGGAGCATTTAATGTTTGATTACTATAATTATTTACCGCATTTATTATATGTGGAAATGGATAAAAAAAGAATCTAAAATTATCTATAGTATTATTCATTTTTTATATATTTATATATATAATTAATATAATTTATATAATTTATATAAAAATTTTAATAAGACCTATATGTTGTTGTATTATTTAATTCATTTTGCTTATTAGCGTCTTCTTGTTGTTTAATATAATCATCATGCTCCGCTTTAATTTGTGTAATATCTTTAACACATCCTCTTGTAGCTAAACTATAATTTACAATGGATGAAATCAAAATTGCTGTATAAATATACCATAATGCTTGACCAATATTATCTTTTAAAACTACTAAATCTAATAGATTTGTTTTGATTTCTAAATTCTCATATACACCCTCATTCATTAATGGTTTCAAAATATTCCATATATTTAAAAAATTATCAGGATTCATTTGATTAATTAATATAGACTTATTACCACATATTTTTAAAATTGCGTCTGCTGCTTTTGTTAGTTCACTTTTCTGTGTAGGATCATTTGTTTTTTCTATCATTTCATTCAAATCAGAACCCCTTAATATAGATGATAAAATTTGATTAGCACTACTAGATACAACAAAATAACCAATTACATCTGAAAAAGCAGTCTTAAAACCAGGAAATATAATTAATACTGCTACCATTACAGCAAATATTAAAACCCATGGAATAAAAGTAAATAAAGCAGCGGCTCCAATATTTTTATTAATAGATCCACCACATTTAGATATTAAATAACTTGTATTTAAGAAAAATTGACTAACAATAACAATTCCTATATAAAATGCTAAACTATAAATATCTCTGTTATAAAAATCCATCATTGTTTCATCATTGCTTAAATCATTAAGTGTTAAACGTGGTTTACCGATACTTGGAAAAGCAAAATATATAATAGTTATAATTGTAAAAGATATCAATGATAATAGAGATACGTCCATATAGATAATTGGTATAATTTTTTTTTGTTTTTTAATGGTAATTATTAATGAACACATTTCAAAATAATTATGATTTTGTGAAACCAATGTTAACTGAACCAGGTGTAAAATATTTTTTAAATGAATCACTTAAGCAATGCCATTATATCAAAGAAAAATTCCATAATACATTATTTAATATTGGATTACTAATTGGTTTTTTTATTATTTTAGGAATATTATTACTTTATAAATATAAAGGTAAACTAACACCTGAACAAATTAAAGAAAAAGAAATGGAAAAAAAAAGATACATTTTGTCTAAAATAAGAAATTATCAAGATGCTAAAATAAGAGCTCAACAAGAATTAATTACAGGTTTACCACATTGGGAAAATGAATTTGATATCATAAATGATAATCCAATAAATAAATTAATGAAAAAAAATTAAATGTCTACAAATATTACAACAAACTAAGAAATATAAATATATAAATATAAATATATAAATATAATTTATAATGAGTGAAGAAAAAATGAATGCAATAGAAGCAATAAATGAATTTTATAGATTAAAAGATAAATATGAAAGTGTATTTTATGATAAATATGTAAAACCAATTATAAAAAGTAAAAAAACTAACAAAGAAAAACGTGTAGAATATGCCAGATTACCAAAACACGAGTGTATAAATTGTAAAAGAAATGTAGGAACCATATTTAATATTAGTTATGATAATACTGAAATTTTAAGAAAATTTATTGCTAAATGTGGTGATTTAACTAATCCTTGTCCATTAGATATTCAAATTAATTATTCTGTTAGAGAACAATTTGATAAAATAATAAATGAAGGTTTAGAAAGTGTTGAAAAAATTAAATTGGATATTATAAAACAAAAAAATAACGCACTATTTTTTGAAAAAGGTCAAAATATTATTTCTATTTTTGAGAAATTAACAACTAATTTAAAGAAAGAAACAGAACAATTGGGGTATTCAATTGAAAAAGACATATTAAAAAATGATAATCCAGAAAGAATTATATTATTAAATAAAAGTATAAATGAATTTGGTATTGGATGTTTACTTCCCTTTAAACAAATGATTCAGGAATATATGGATTCTAACAATGAATTAATAATGAATCAAGCTATAAATTTTTATGTAAATGAGATGATTCCCAAATTGAAAGAAATACAAAATATTAGATTTGCTGTGAATATAGTAGAATATGATGCTGATGATCAAAAATATATTTTAATACAAAGACAAAATACAATAGAAAGTGAAGAAGAATGTTTTGAAAGTGATGATAAAGTAATAAAATTTATTAAGGGATTAAGAAAAACTAAAACAATGTCAAAAACTAGAAAAATCGGTGAAGAAGATATTTTGAAAAAAAATAAAACTAAAAAGTTAAAACCTACATTAGAAATAGTTGGAGATGAAGAAGAAGATTTTGGTGATCAGGAAGATGTAGAAGATGTAGAAAAGAAAGAAGAGAAAGAAGAATCAATATCTTTTCCATTAAAATTTGAAGGAAATAAAGAAGGAAATACAGAAGAAGGAAATTATGAATCAGATGGAGACCAAATTATTGTTAAGATATAAAAAAAATAAAATAATATATTATATATAAAAATGCTTAATAAATATATATCATTACCAATTTTTTTAATTAGTTTTGCCTTGGGTTTGTTTTTTGTATATGTATTAGGTCCAGAAACTAAAACTATATATATATATCCTAGTCCTCAAAATTATTTGAATACTCAATATAAAGATAAAGTAGATCAATGTTTTGAATTTAAACCAGTAGAAACATCTTGTCCAATGAATCCTTTATCAATAAAAACAGTTCCTATTCAAAAATAAATAAAATCATATAAAAATATATTTATATTTTATGTTTATGAAATGATATTTTTTATATAATACTTTTTTTTAAAGGTATAATATAAATGTATTTGGATAAATTTGTTCATAGTCAAACAGGAAAAATAGTTATGTCAATTTTATTAGGAATTGGATTAGCATCATTATTTAGGAGTGTATGTAAAGGAAAAAGATGTAAAGTATTAGCTGCTCCTCCAATAGAAGAAATAGAGAATCAAATATATAAATTTGATGGAAAATGTTATAAAATTGAAAAAAGTGCTGTAAAATGCGATAACAAAAAAACAATATTAAATATTTAACATAAAATTTTGCGTAAATTTAAAAATAGCCGAATCTTTAGATAAATATATGGCAGAAATGAATTCAACAAATATAAATGATCTACCAACTAATCCTACAAATGGTGGTTCTATCGGAGGAAATATTAGTTTAGTTACAAGTGAATTACAAGAAACTAATAATACTGTTATATCACAACAACCTGTAAATAATGGAGGAAGTTTATCATTAGATCAAACAACTATAAGTCAAATTGTAAATGGATTACAACAAGCAAGTTTAGCTGGAGCAACACAACTACCAAGTAGAGATATTTCTTTAAATACAGATATTTTAACAAATGATTTACAAGTTCAACCAAATTATATTCCAGCACCAAGAGAAAGAGATTATATATTGGAATCAGATGAAGATATTAGTAATAATTTATGGACTAGACAAGAAAAAATGGAAAATTCATTGGATTCAATTTATGATGAATTACAAGGACCAATTTTGCTAGCTGTTTTATATTTCTTATTTCAATTACCTTTTCTAAAAAAATTAATATTTAAACATTTAACATTTTGTTGTCATAAAGATGGAAACTATAATATAAATGGGTTAATTTTAACTTGTGGACTATTTGGTTTTGTATACTATACATTATCAAAAACAGTAAAACATTTTTCTAAATTTTAAAAATATTTATATATATAAAATAAAATGTTAGAATTTTTTAAAGAAATAACTACTGGACAAGCAGATTTAATAAAATCATTTGCTATTTTTTATTTATTGTTAGTTGGTAATTATATAGGTTCAAGCATATTTACTTGTTTTCAAATAAATTATATCCAGAAAAATAAGTGGTTACAGTTAGTAATATCATTTTGGTTATTTTATTTCCTAGTTACATTAGTATCAGATACAGGAAAATTGGAATATACACCACCTATTGAAAAGTTAATATATTCAATATTTTACTTTTTAGGATTTTTAGTAGTAATGAGATTAGATGTTATAATTTCAGCACTAGTTCTATTATTAATTTTTATAATTTATTTCTTAGAATTAAATAAAGATTTTTATATAGATAGAGGATCAGAAATTACTGATCCAAAAGATGAAGAAATATATAATAAAAATAAATATTGGATAACATTAAACTGGCCATATAAAGTGCGTTTATTTCCTATAAAAAAAACTGATTTCATAATAATAAATAGAATTGAGCGAATAATATATTATATAATAATATTTTTATTAATAATAGGTTTTATTTCGTATGGAGGAGAAATTAATGATACAGTTGTAAAATCAAAAAATTTAACTTGGTTTAAGATTATTACGGATACAAATATTTGTATATTAAAAGATAGAAAAAGTTTTTGGCATTATTTTAAGGTAGGTTTAGGATTGAAATTCTAAATAAAAATTATAAATAATATATTTAAATATAATATTTTAATTATATTAATCATGTTTAATGGAGGGCCTATTAGTGAACAATTAAAATTAGTGTCTGGAAATATAGTTAATATGATTTTATTTGATAAAATAAAAACTGGAAATACAGTAGTTGATACATTTATAACAACTATATTATTAACTGGTGTAACATATTTATTCCACTTCATTAATAATAATTTATTTGATAATATAAAACAAATAAAAATAATTAATTTAGATTATAAATCTTGGTTTTATAAAAAAAATGTCGTAGAATATTATGGTAAAATTTCACTAACAACGAATTATTATGATAGTAAATTAAATCAAACAAATTCTTTTAGTGATAGATTCAAGGCATTATGGGTGTATATTATAGATAATGTGGGAGAAAATTCAACTATAAAACATATAAAAGAATATTCATTTGAAAATCCATCAGGAGATAATAAAAGAGATTTGGGAATTTATATGGTAATTCAAAAAGATAAATTTTTAATATCAAAAGAACTAGAAATTTATGCTATTACAGATATAACTAATGAAGAACAAGAACAAGATGGTAAAAATTCCAAAACAACAAACAAAATTGAAAAAATAGTAATTGAATTATATTCTTATAAAAGTGATATTAAAACTATAAAAGAATTCGTTGAAAATTTAACAAAAAAATATTTATCATCAATTGAAGATTTACGTGAAAATAAAAATTTTATATATACACTAACAAAAACAAAATACGATGATAATAAATATGAAATATGGGATGAAAATGTTTTTTCAAGCACAAGACAATTTAAAAATATATTTTTTAAAGAAAAAGTAAATTTAATAAAAAAGTTAGACTTTTTTTTAAATAATAAAGAATGGTATTTTGAAAAAGGAATTCCGTATTCACTAGGTATTGGAATGCATGGACCACCAGGAACTGGTAAAACTTCTTTGATTAAAGCTATAGCCAATTACACTAAGCGTCATGTAATAGTTATTTCTTTAAAATTAATAAAAACAAAAAAACAATTAGATAGTATATTTTTTGAAGAAAGATATAACTTAAATAATAAAAAAAACAGTATTTGTTTTGATAAAAAGATTATTGTATTTGAGGATATAGATTGTATAGGAGATATAATATTAGATAGGGAAAAAAAGAAAAATAAGAGTTTAACTGGTTTTGGAAAAAAAATAGAATTTGAAGAATTAACAAATAATTCAAAAATTAATGTAGGTGATTTATTAGAAACTATAGTTGCTACAGAAAAAGCAAACGAAAAAACATATGAAATTCCTAAGTTATTAATAGATGAAGAACCAATAACACTAGATGATATATTAAATTTATGGGATGGTATTCGTGAAACACCAGGAAGAATAATGATTATATCTTCAAATCATTATTATGATTTAGATCCTGCTTTAATAAGACCTGGAAGAATAGATATAACATTAGAATTATCATATGTTTCACGTAAAATAATCAAAGAAATATATACACATTTATTTGATGAGAATTTAGAAAATGATAAATTAGAAAATATAAAAGAAGATTTTTATTCTCCTGCTGAAATAATAAATATATACATGAATGAAGAAAGAAATAAGGATAAATTTATAGAAAGATTATGTAAGAATGAGCATGTTTAAAAGAAAAAACCTTTTTGTTTTTGTTTCTTAGTTTTATTTTTCTTTTTTCTATTACTTTTTGTTTTTTTATCTTTTTCTTGATTGACTTTTTCTTGATTGACTTTTTCTTGATTGACTTTTTCTTGATTGCGTTTTTCTTGATTGCGTTTTTTTTCTTTTTCTTCTTGTTTATCAAGTGGACGATATCTCAAAAACCATTCTTCATATTCAGGATCATTACGTTTTCCTTTTAATTCAGCAAATTTTTCCGCTTTTTCAGCACGTATTTCTTCCACAGTTTCTTGGTGTCCCATACAATTTATACTAAATCGTTTTAACAAACCTTTTTGCGCTAATCTATTTTTTTCTTGAACTTTAAATAAATAATTAGACATGCATAATATACGATCTTTATCATAATAAGGACGATTCGCATATAAAAATGCTAACCAAAAGCTAAGCATAGTATCAATTGTAGCAATTTTAACATCATAACCGTTTTCTTTTATAATATTATAACTGTGACAAGCTAATGGTTCGTAAATAAATGCTATAGTATCATTTCCTACTTTTATTTCATAATTAGGCGCTATAATTTCACCAATTCCAGGCCGCTTTATAATTCTAACATTTTTTACATCAATATCAGTTAAACGTTCTTTCACAATTTCAGCAGTAAGCAAGGGTTCTTCAGAAAGAACATCAAAATCAGGAATTTTTTGAAATTTATGACGTAATTTTGATGGCATATATTGAGAATATAATGTTAGAGCATAACCACCAAAAAATACAACACCTTGATCTATTAAAGTATGTTGAACATTATCATAAATTTTATCAGAAAATTCAGAATTTCCCATTTTTCTTTGAAATTCAATCTCATAACATTGCTTTCCTACAAGAGGATGATGTTTATTTAATAGTGTTAAACGTTTCAAAACTTTTTCCCATCTACTAACATCACCTGCTGGTCTTGATAATTCTAAATACATACCCATACGAAGAAGATTTGGTGGAGCATATAAAATACCAGCAACTTTTATTGATTCTTTTTTAATAGCATTAAATAGATCTTTAGGTAAAGAAGTTATATCAGCTACTGGTATAAAATTAACAAATACTTTAAATGTGCCATGATGTTGTCCTGATTTAGCTTCAACTTCTTGAAAACCATTTTCAACGTAAATATCAGTTAATTCCTTGGCATCATTTAACGCATTTGGACTATAAAAATCATAATCAGGAATTTCAATATCTTTATTATAAAATTGGTCTTGTTTTGGTAAGATATTGTTAATCGCTGTGCCACCATAACATACCAGACTTTTTTTTCTTAAAAAATTTTCTACTATTCCTATTATGCGTTTAACTTCTGGAGAATTAGCCGTTTTCTTTCCTTGTTTCTCTTCTGCTTTATCAACTGCGGTTCTTAAAATAGCTAATTCACAGTCACTAAATGTTAAATCTTTACATAATTCATTTTTTTTCATTAATATTTCTATATATTAATGATAAAATAATTTATAAAAAAACTATAGGAATAATTACTAATTATTTTATGATAATCCTAAAATAATATGAATAATAAATTATTCTTATTTTTATTTATATATTAAAACTATAAAAATCGGATTTAACTGTTTTTGTAGCATATGATAATTCTGGATTTTGTGCTGGAGGTAATGGAACTGTAACTGGTATGTAACGTAAATTTTCTGGTTTTAACACAAACGCATAACCTTTTTCATCAAAGAATATATCATTTTCTTCAATATTTACATCAATTTTTTGATAACGCATTGCTAATAGTTGACAGCCCATTTCTCTCATAACTAAGGAACTAGGATTTTCAGGATTAGAACCCTTATCTGGCATACCAATTGTCATATTTTGTTTATTAAAATCAATTAATTCATTCATATCTGGTGTATATTTAATATCATAATAATGTAATGCTCTCATAAAAACAGAATTACTAGTCATATTTACAAATCTATAGAATTCAGGACATTCCAAAAATGATATATTACTTCTATCAACAATAATTACTACTTTACCTAATAGATTTTTGATAGGCACGTTACCAAAATTTTTACCATTATTTTCAGAATCGTAATCTTTACTTAATAAAATAGAATCATAATTTTCTAATAACTTCGCAAAATTTTGATACATTGTTTGATTTGTGCTTTTAATACGTAAATGTATTATAATTGGATCACGAGAATTAGGAGCAGTAGAAGTTGAAAAAGCATAATCTCTTATTATATTCATTACATCAACAAAATTTACAAAATTAAATGTTTCCTTAACATAATAACTATCACTTGTTGAAGTTGCTACAACTGGTCCATCATTGATAGAAAATATTTCAAAGTCTAAACCTCTTACACCTTGTTTTAAAAGTGTCTTTAAATTACATGTATCCACATAATCATTTTTGTAATTACCACCACTACAACAATTATATGCTGTCTTAATATAATAATCCTTAAATGTATAATTAAATTGGTCAGAATTATCTATAGATCTAATTTTGCCATTTAGATCACCATAAATTTTATTCATGTTTTTACATTCTCTACCTCTTAAACCATTAAAGTAAAAATATACTAAAAATGAAATTATTATTATTATAAATATTATACAACTTATAAGCACTACAGTAGTAGATTCTTTCATCTGAGATAAATTTTTTACTACATTAGATATATTTTTGTTTGCGTTTGAAATATTATCCATACTATATTATATAAATAAAAATATTATAATAATATATGAAAAATTACAATTTATTATATTTAGTGTTTGGTATATTGATTATATTTAGTATAATATTTTTGTATTTTAAATTTTATTATAATTCTTATATTCATTATAATGGTGGAAAATGTATTGTTTGTAAAAACATTAAAGGACAACATATTCACGCATTAAATGATAATTATAATTTAATAAAAAAATATGATAATTATGCTAATAATAATGTTGAATGTATTTTATGTAAAAATTACCCTAATTATTTACATATTCATGTTTTTACACCCTTGCTTAGCGAATAGTTACTAATACTTTGCACTGATGAATTACTCTATAATTGGCGAAACAAAGTTGTAAAAATCAATAAACTTTTGTAAATTATATTATCATGAATATGTAATTAAAAATATATTATTATATTATAAAAAATATGGCTGGAGGACTTTTACAACTAGTAAGTCAAGGACAACAAAATATAATTTTAAATGGAAATCCTAGTAAGAGTTTCTTTAAATCTACATATCATCAATATACTAATTTTGGATTACAAAAATTTAGAGTTGATTATGAAGGCTCCAAGACATTGCGGCTTTCTGAAGAATCGTATTTTACTTTTAAAATACCAAGATATGCGGATCTTTTAATGGATTGTTATTTATCAGTTGTTTTGCCAAATATATGGAGTCCAATTTTACCTCCTCAACAAATTACTGAGCAAACAACAATTCAAGGTCTAGGTAACATTGAACAATGGGCTCCATATGAATTCAAATGGATTGAATATATAGGAGCAAAAATGATTTCTAAAATTAGTTTTATATGTGGTAATTATACATTACAAGAATATTCAGGTGATTATTTATTAGCTGCTGTTCAAAGAGATTTCTCAAATACTAAAAAGGAATTATTTTATAATATGATAGGTCATGTTCCTGAATTAGTTGATCCAGCAAATGCTGAATCTCGTGTAAATTCATATCCAAACGCATTTTATACTGGAGATGTAGCAGGTCCAGAACCTTCTATTAGAGGTAGAATATTATATATTCCTTTGAATAATTGGTTTGGATTAAAATCACAAATGGCATTTCCTTTAACATCTTTACAATATAATGAATTACAAATTAATGTTACATTTAGACCAATTAATCAATTATTTCAAATTCGTGATGTATTTGATGCGTTTAATAATTATCCATATATAGCACCTAATTTTAACTCTTGGTATATGCAGTTTTATCGTTTTTTACACCCTCCACCTGATTTATGCTTAGATATAACATCTTATCCAGATCAAAGAGGTATTTGGAATGCTGATATTCATTTAAACTGCACTTATTGTTTTTTATCTAATGATGAAGAAAGATTATTTGCTTTACAAGAACAAAAATATTTAATAAAACAAGTTCACGAAAAAATATTTCCAAATGTAACTGGACCCAACAGAATTGAACTGGATTCATTAGGAATGGTTTCTAGTTGGTTATTTTATTTTCAAAGAAGTGATGTTAATTTACGTAATGAATGGTCTAATTATACTAATTGGCCATATAATTATAGACCTGTAAATGTTATACAGGCTTCTACATCTGGAAATTATACTATTTATCGCACACAAGGTGGAGCTTTAGTTCCAGTTGATATAGGACCTGGTGTTAATCCTGATGGAACATTAACAGGTTTAGTTATTAATCAAACTTATAATCTTCAAAATATAAAACCAATTTTAGTTGCTATGGGAATTTTATTAGATGGTTCTTATAGAGAAAATATTCAAGCTGCTGGAATTTTTAATTATGTAGAAAAATATATTAGAACTTCAGGAAATGCGCCAGAAGGATTATATTGTTATAATTTTTGTATTAATTCAAATAATGCCGATTTACAACCATCGGGAGCAATAAATATGAGCAGATTTTCACAAATTGAATTGGAATTTACAACTATTATTCCACCATTAGATCCGTTGGCTCAAAGTTTAACAATATGTGATCCTGAAACAGGTAATGTAATTGGAGTAAATAAACCTACATGGAGAATTTATGATTATAATTTTGATTTACATTTATTTGAAGAAAGAATAAATGTTGTAAACTTTATTGGTGGAAATGTTGGTTTAATGTATGCGACATAAAAATAAAAATTATAATTTGATATAAAAATTAAATAATAATATTTTAAACTAGATACGCATTTGAACCTGGAGGCGTGGTTTCAAAAAAAGCTCCTGTAGCTGAAATTGTTGTCGGATAATTTGGGGCATAATCTTGTATTTTGCCAGATGATGTATCCCCTATATTATATCTTTCTTCTTGATATTTATCATACAATTCTTGTTTTTTATTATACAGTTTTAAACCTTCATTGAACCCACGTGTCCATTTATCTACTCCCAAATATGGTTGTATTATTTGTGCTTCTTTTGATCCTGGATATACTTCTTCAAAATCCATACCATGATTATTATAACCCGTTGTTAAGGGACTATAATTTAGACCCTGATTTTGAGTTAATTTTCCACCATTATCATATGGACTTACCTCTTTTGTAGCACAACTATTTAAAGGTTTTGGACCAGGATTACAACCATAACAATCTATATCTGCTGTGCATTGTTCCCTTGTAATAGCACATTGTGCTTTTGGACCACAAAAATTTTTACAACTAACACGATCTGTTAAAGGCAAATTTACTGTATGACTATATAATGGTGAATTAATATCATTATAATCTATAACAGCATCTTTTGGATAAGGAACTACCATATAAGAATATTTTTCAAAGTCAGTAAGACCCTCTTTTAGACTTTTTTGAAAACAATTCATATTAATAACACTAGTCCCCCATTTTATTATAAACCCAAAAAGTAATAAACAAACAACACTATATATTATTGTATATTTATAATTCATATTTTATATACAATAATATTATTTTTTATATGAATACTATATTGTTTTATTTTTTTACACCCTTGAAGATTTAAAATGGCACCTTGAAGGTTGGACATAATCAATTCCGTGTAAATTTTGGTTAGGCTTACTAATTGTAATGGTTGATTAAACCGATTTCTTCATCCAGAATGATACTGGTAAATCCCTGAAATGTCCAAATGTAGGAGGAGACTTCTGACCCAAGGACATATTAATATATGTAGTGTCTTTATGTAGTTTTTTCTAAAATACTTTAAGGGTGCGGTTTTAAATCTTCAAGGGTGTAAATATTGTAAAATTTTATTATTTTTGAATATTGTAAAATTTTAATATATAATTATTATAACTAATGGCAACTGAAGATACTAACACAATAGATGAAAAAAAAAATAACAATTCAAATACAAAAGAAAATAAAGTAATACCTTTTTTAATGTATTATTTATTAGTTGTAATTGGTAGTATTATAATTTTTGTTTTTATATTGGGTTCTTTAGGTTTATATACTACTAAAATTGCTCAATCTAATATTTTACCAGATAATAGTAGTTTAGCGCCCTTTACAGATATTAATAGAATTGTTAAAGATATTCCAATTGATATAAATGTTGTAAAACCTTGGTATGATTTTTTCTCTTTTAATTCTGATAATTCACTTTCACAAAAAATTAATTTTAATTCAGAAGAATATTTAGCTAGTTTTAAAGATAGTTTTTTATGCACTTTAAAATCAAAAGCTAAACCTGATTCTGGTGTTTTTTCTAATACAGCATTATATTATTCTAAGGTTTATGATGGAATTATTGCTTCTAATTTTAGTTTAATTAGCACAATTTTTTATTATTTAAGTTATCTTCCTGAATCAGTAATTATGTTAGTTTATGGTATAATTGCTATACCTTTATTCTTTATATTTTTTGGATTATCATATATTTGGACATTTTTTTATCATATTATTAATATACCTCAATTTTTTAGAGCTGCTTCTGAATCAAATGAAAAAAAATGGGAATCCAATAACAAAATATCATTTTTTAGAATAATACCATTAATATTATTTGGTTTTAATTGTTTTGGAGCATTTATTTCATCTTGTGTAACACCAATTTTATTCACATTATATGCTTTTATTGCTCCATTAGGTATTTCAGGAAAAGTCAATAATAAAAATTATAATGTTTTAAATTTAATATTAGATTCTTTTACATATAAATCTAAATTTTTCCTTGATTTGGCAACAATTGGTTTAGTAGTAAATGCTTTTCAATCATTCTCATTAAGTTTAGCATTAGCAATAATTCCAGCAATTATTATTTTATATATAATGGGAGAATATAGTATAAATAACCCTGAAATAAATATCAATGGATTTACAAAATCAAATGGTGTTAAATTTTCAAAAGTATCGTTTAATAAAAATGATATAAATTTCAATGCTGTTTCATATAATATCTGTGCTATTCCCGAGGAACCTAGTGATATACAAAGTGGTGGTATAGGAAAAAAAGGAAAAAAATATAATATAAGATTGGTTTAATAAATGATTTAAATATAATTTGAAAAATTATTTAAAATGGGAAAAAATAAAAATAAAAATAATTCTTTACCTTTTATAAGTATTGTTACACCTACTTTTAATAGACGTCCATTTATACCTTATATGATTAAATGTTTTGAGCATCAAACTTATCCAAAAGATAGAATTGAATGGATTATTATTGATGATGGAACAGATCCAATTGAAGATTTAGTTAAACATATACCACAAGTTAAATATTATTATTATGAAGAAAAAATGCTTCTAGGAAGAAAAAGAAATTTGGCAAATAGCAAATGTTCAGGAGAGATTATTATTTATATGGATGATGATGATTATTACCCTGAGGAAAGGTTTTCACATGCTGTAGATACTTTATTAAAAAATCCACAATATTTAATTGCTGGTTCATCAGAAATGCATGTTTATTTTGAATCAAAAAATTGTGTTTATCAATGTGGACCATATAAACAATATCATTCAACTGCTGCTACATTTGCTTTTAGAAAAGAATTATTAAAACTAACAAAATATGATGATGAAAAAGCATTAGCAGAAGAAACTCAATTTACAAAAGGATATACTATTCCATTAATTCAATTAGATACTTTAAAATCTATATTAGTATTTTCACATAAGCATAATTCATTAAACAAAGAAAAATTATTAGAAAATCCACAAGCAACTAAGGCTGTTTTATCAAAGTATACAGTAGATGATTTTATAAAGGATCCAGTTTTAAAACAATTTTATATGTATGATATGAATAATGTTTTAGAGAATTATGAACCAGGTAGACCTGAAAATAAACCAAGGGTAATTGAGCAAATTAAACAAATGGAAGAAGATAGAGCAAAAAGGAAGGAAGAACATAATAAAATGATAGAAACACAGAATAAATTATTATCAAATGTAAATAAATCAATAAATAAAGATATAATAAATGATTATGAGAATAAAATAGCAGAAAAAAATTATCTAATAAATGAATTATTAAAAAAAATAAAATTATTAACGCTTGAGTTAGAGCAGTATAAATCTGCCAATTAAAAAACAAAAAAATTTATATTAGGTTTACACCCTTGAAGATTTAAAATGGGACAAAACAACTTAAAGAAATCTTACATAATTACTTTAGTAATGAATAGTAAGAAGTCTATGATGAATTACTCCAGTAAGGGAAAGTCTTCTTTCTTATAAAAAGGCTAGTGAGTGAGGATTTTCATTTTTTATTTCGTTTAAAACCTTACCTAAAACTTCAGAGATTTTA